CATCGCGTTCCATTCTCATTTTATTCAAAGATTGTTCAGATTTAATTCTTGTTTTTTTAAGGTCTTCTAAACTTCCCATGATTTTTTCAGCGTTACCGCCACCAAGTCTTTTTCTATCTGCTAAAGGTTTTACTTTTAGCATTTTTAATTTTTTGAGCTTGCTTGCTCCTCCAAAAACTGGCATTAAATTGCTCCTTTAACTTTTTTATTCTGTAATGATAATGCTTTTTTGAACTGTGGAGAAGTTTTTCCTACAGCTGCTTCAGTGCCTTTGTTTGGTTGACCTTTTACGTAACCAAAACCTGGAACTTGTTTGTTATATCTTTTGTTACCCATTACTTTGCTCCTTTTTTAGTATTGACGATGTCTGTTGCCTTTAATCCATAGATTGCTGCAACGATTGAAATCCACAATCCAGTTATCCACCAAGGCATAGCAGATAATTTCTCAAAATACAAGTCAAGTTTTTCTTGAATTTTTTCATCTTCTGCAAATACACCATAAGCTAGTACAAACAAAGGACTTGAAACGGTCAAAAGTACAAATTCGTCTTTCCAATCGTTTTTTTGTGCCTCAAATACCTTACCTGTGTATTCAATTTCACCTTTTTTCATTTTTTCTGCATGTGCAATAGCCGCTTCCGACATCATCACTTCAGTTTTTTTCTTATTTTTGTAAATTTCAAGTCCAGCTTTCAGTCCGTGACCTAATAAACCCCAAAACATTATTTTTTTCTCCTTTTTTTGCTCATTCCAGCTTCAGAAAGTGCAATGGCTATAGCTTGTTTTCTGTTTTTTACTTTTTTCTTACTGCCACCAATGTTTAGTTTACCTTTTTTAAACTCTTTCATAACTTTTTTGACCTTTGATCGGCCTTTTTCAGTTTGTTTTGCGTTTTGTGCTCTACTGATCGCCAAAATTTACCTTCGCTTGTTGTATACCTTGTTTTGCAAGACTGACACCTGCTCTTAACTTTGCTAAATCTTCGTTTTGTTCTAATTTTTCTTCAGCAATTCCCTGATCCATCATCGCTTTTGCTTTATCAAGCGCTAATCTATTTTCATCTTCTTTTCTTTTTCGATCATTCTCCATTGCTCTAAGATCAACTTCTCTAGATTTTAATTTTAGAAGTGGGTCTGAATCAAACTGAGATGTAATTTTGTTTTCTTCTTTTGCAAACTCTTCTGTCATCTCTGCAACAAGTTGTGCTTTTCTTGATTCTACACGTTGCGTGATTGCTTGAACCTGTTGTGCGATTGCAGGATTTGCTGCAGCTTGTGGTGCTAACACTTGAACTTGTGCTAACTCATTTGGAAACTCTAGTTGTACTTGTTCTTGTGCCATGATCGAGATGTGTTCTAAAATATTTTTTTGTAACAGCCCCATCACAGGTGGATTATTTCTCACAATATTTAATTGCATGAAATTTAAATGCGCTTCAATATGTGCTCTATGATCTTGTCCTGGAAACGCTTGGAATGGTTTACCTGACAATGCTTGAATGTGTTCTAAACTTGGATCCATCGGCATAGGTTGTGCAGGAGGTGGTAAAATTGCATTGACGTCTTTTACTCCTAATGCATCATACATAGATCGGTATGCTGCGTATAAATTATGTATTTGTGGATTCGTTTGAGCCAGTTGTAACTGAGCCTGTGCCATAGAAATTCTTTGTGTCTGTGAAAAGATATTTGGATCTGCAATTGGAAGTACATCAATTCTTTGATCAAAGTCAGATGCTTTAATTTGTTTCTGACCTCCAACTACATCGTATGGATACTCACCTGGAAGATAGGTTGCAAATACATTTGCAAGCAGTTTAAATTCCTGTTTCAATCCAACATATAATCTTTTGTGAATTGAACTCATGACCCGCGATCCACGCTCCAAGAGTGCTACCGTCGTTCCAACTGCCGCGCCTTGATTACCATCACCCACTTGCATGTCTGCGATGGACGCGAAGCGTTGACCTGAGTTTACAACAATTCCTAATAACTGTAACAATACACCTGATGGTTCTTTAAATGGCAACGCCATAAAATTATCTCGAATGTTACCACCTGGAGCATCCACATCTCTGAACTCTCCAGGTTGTAGAGGTTGTGCATCGTCTCTAACTCGTAGACCTCTGGTTTTAAAACCAGCAGGTAAATTGGATAAAGTACCCGCATCTAACAATTGTCTAAGTGCGGAAGTTGCGGTTCTCGTTAATCCACCAATCATGTGAATCAAACCAAAACCATAAAAACCTAATCCTGGTAAAAATTTAAAATGGACAAAGTAATTAATTTTATTTCTTTTAAGATCATCTTCTTTGTAATTTCTTCTAATCGATAAAACTTTTCTAGAATCTTTTTCAATCGTAACGACATATGGAAGTTTAATTCCTGTCATCTCACCTTGTATATCTGTGTCTTCAAAACCTTCTAAATCTAAATTAACATGACACTCTAACAACGTGTAAATGTCGTCTTGTTTCGTTTGTTTAATTCCTTCTAGCTCTTGTTCTTTTTTATCAATCTCATCGTTCTCCATTGCAGGTTGATTCAGATCAATATCTCTATAAAAACCACCAACTTGTTGTTTACGTAATTCGTTTTCAGATATTTTTATTTCGTGGATCACGGCTTCTGCGTCTTCTAAATTTGTTGCAGAATAAGGTACTACCAAATCATCGGCAGGTATAAATTTTGAAACCGCTCTATCTAAAAGTTCATCGTAATAAACTTTTTTGAAAGTTGATCCGCTTAAAGGGAGATAGAAAAGCATTTGATCAAACTCGGGTTCATACTCTTTCATCTGGTCCATGATTTGATAGTTCATAAAATCTTTAACACGCTTTGCTTGGTCTTCTTTCATCATGTCTGTCTTACCTAAAATTTGAGTACGGACAGGTCCTTCTGCAGGTAATAATTCTTTGTATGCTTGTGCTTGAAACTGAGTCACGGCTTCTGCAAGCACTGGATGGTTGACTCCTGATGCACCTCTAAATGGTTCAGTTCGTCTTTCATATTTAAAACCTAAAAGGTCTAAACCATTCTTGTAAGTATCTTCCCAGTCTTTTCTTGATGCTCTATAATCAGTGTAGTCTGAAACAAGCTTCGATCCAATCGGATCAAGAATTGCATCATCTAAAACTTCTGCTAAGTTTCCAAAATGTGAAACCTCAGGAATTTCCTGAGCATCTGGATCAAATGAAATTTCTGCACCGCCGTCGTCTGTTTCAACAACTTCGATTTCGTTTTCATCAACAACTTCTTCAGGAGTAATAACTTCTTCTGTTTCTACTTCAATATCTGTTGGTTCGTTGGGTAATACTTTATCAATTTCTGCCATCGTGACATCCTATCTTGTTTGAAATAAACTTTCAAGTCCTTGTGAGTTTGGTCCTTTTTCTGGTGGTGGGCCTGATGCAATACCGCCTTCTGCTAAAGATAATATACCATATTGTTCTAGAATTCTTGAAATATCGTTTTCTGGAATAACGGGTGAATTAGTTTCATATACAGGAGGTTTTCCCACTGCACCGCCGCCTGATTTACCTTCTCTTTTTTTTAAACGGCCTGCTATGTCTTTTACTTGTTCAGAAACTTTTCCTTCCATAGCAATAGATCTTAATCCAGATACATTGTCTAAAATTTCATATTCAACATCTACATCATCTGGGCCTTTCATGATTTCCTGTCCTTCATCATATTCAGGTGGTTTGTATTTTGACTTTCCTGTCGTTTCATCAACAACATAATCCGCTTTTTCAATTCTAGCAAAAGCCTTGTTACCTCTGTCTGTTTCAAAACTAACATAAACTTCTCCAGAATCTTCTACAACTTCAACTCCTTTGTATTTTTTACCTACAGAGTTTGGCATGCCTGTATCAAATTCTTTTCCTTTTTTCATAACGGTCGCAACAACATCAGGAAGAATAGACTGTGTTGGAGTCATCTTCGCTGCTTGTCCTGCAGCAACAATTCCTTTTTTAGCCTTCTTAGCACCTGATCCTAAACTACCCACTGCAGGCAGTGCAGCAATGCCTCCTATTAATTTTAAAAATTTTCTACGGTCCATATTTTTTCCTTAATGCTTTATACTCGTCTAACACTACAATACCACCTTTTTTATATACTTGATCTGGTTGATATTTAGGTCCACCCAAAAAATCTAAAGTCTTTTGATAAGGATCAAGTTTTTCTTCTGAAACTGCTGATTCTATTATATTTGTTACTAAAGGTGCAATAGGAATAGCTTTTTGAAAACTTTCATATCTTGTTTTAGCTTCTTTAACTTTTTCAGGAGTCATTATTTTTTGTCTTAGTTCTTGAGCTTTGTCCTCTATCTTTTGTTGCCCTGATGTTAAAGATCCAACATAATCAGGTTGCTCCATTTTCTGTATTAAGAAATCTAAGTAACTTGGTTTACCTGGACCAAGTGCTCTATACTCAGGATCTTTCATTCCTAACATTTCTTGTCTTGATGTATCTCCAAGTCTATTTTGTAATAAATTAAGATTTCGTTCTCTTTGCGCTGCAAGTTTTTCTGCATCGGATAAACCTGCTTGTTTTTTAGCGGCGTAGGTTACAGGATTAACTGCACCAAAAGTTAAAGGATCTAAAGTTTCTACAAACGGTTTTCCTTCTGCCATTGTATACAATGGTAATTCAGCAACAAAGGTTGGGCCTATTCCTTGACTATATATCCTTAAATTTCCTTTTTTGTATCTTTGTAAAAGTTTTGCTTTATTTTTTGGGTCAGCTAATTCTTTGTTTACTTGTGCAAATGTTTTAATATCAGAAGGAACCTTAAAAGAATATCCTTTTTCTTTATAATTTTTTAAAAAAGCTTCTTGATAGTTTTTTGGAAGTTTAGAAAAATTTGCAATTGTTTTGTCAGGAGAGTCTAAAGATATTCTAAATAATTTTATTTTTTGATCTCCTTTTTTATTTTTTTTATTAAAAATTTTTTCATTTTTGTCAGCATTCTGATTAAATTTATTTACAGCTTTTAACATTTGCTTTTTGTCTCCAGAAGAAATAGCTTCCTGTAAGTTTCTTTCATCAGTAGATTTTAACATATCATATATGTTCTTTTGATTTTGATTTATATCTTTATCAATTATTTGAATAAAATTTCCATATGGCTCAGTCCCTCTTCTTGCAGAAGAGATAACTCCTGCTGGCTCATCTACATTATAAGTATTAATTATATTTTGATCTGGATATTTATTTCTAATTCTTTTTGCTTGGACGTTTGTTCTTTTTTCACCTACTGATTTTCCAACTTGTTTTTCAGATGTAAATCTTAATTTTTCTCTATATTCATTCTTCATTGGTGTATTTAAAATTTTATTTATTCCTTTAGAATAAATTTTATTAGGACTAATTCCTTCTCTTATAGTATTTCCATTTAGGGCATTTATTAAATCGAAAACTCTATTTGCTGTTACGAATTTATCTTTACCTATTATTTTAGAAGCAACTTCTAAACTCGGTAAATTTCCTTTTTTGATATTATTTAAAATAGATTTATTATTGTTTAGTTTTTGTATATCAGATAACATATCTGGATTTGTAAAAACTCTTGTAAATTTTGGTAAAGTCTCCACCTCTCCTTTTGCTACCGCTTTTCTTATAGTTGTAAAATCAAAATTACCTAAATTTTTAATTTCTGTAATTCCAGGTAGCCTTCCGTTTTTATCTTTAAAATCTTTAATAAAATTTTTCATTCTATCGAGAGCAAACTTTGAAGTTTCTTGTGATCCTAAAAGCTGTTCTGGTTTAGTTTTTAAAGTAGTTCTTTTTTCTTTAATAGCATTTCGTTGACCACTGGTTAAATCAAACCATGATTTTTTGTAAATTTTTTCAGCGATCTCTTTTTGTTTTTTTGTAGGTTTAGCAATTATAATGCTATCTTTTCTTTTTTGAAATGATGTTTCTTTTTGTAGTTTATCTATGTATCTAGATATTGTTTGTCTTGATACGTTTTGATCTTTACCAATTTCAGACAAACTTTTATTTTGTTGATATAGTTTTATTACTTTATTTTTATCAATTGATGAAAATATTGATTTAGTTTTTATATTATCCATTATTTCTTCAAACATTATCCACGCTCCGCGAACAACGTTGCAAGACCACCGTCTGCTTTGTTCTGTTTGTATCTTTTATTGATAGCGTTCATTCTTTTTTCTATTTCAACTTTTTTTAATCTTTCTTCAATCTTTTGTCTTATTGATTTTGGTTGCATAGTGTCTGCAAAATATTCTGCTGCGTCGTCTTCAAACTGTCCAGAAGATGCACCATAGTTTCGATTTTCATCAGTCAGTGGACTATCAACACCTCTTAAATCATCAATCGGTTCTATTTCATCTGCATTCATGTCGCTTCGTTTTACGATACTCACTTTAAAGTCTTTATCTTTTATATCTTTAAATACTCTTACGTCGCCTGCTCCTAAATCAGTAAAGTCGTCAAGATCTACATAGTAAGTTCCAACTCCAGGTCTTTCTACTTTTTTCTGCTTTACCATTTTTTCTAAAAACTCTGTTGCTTCTTTAGTTCTAGGAGTGATGGCTGCAGAGATTCCTACATAATCACCGTCATCAAAATTTTTTGTTAAAACAATTTGCATGTCTCTGCCCTCTTTTACTTTTTTTGCTTTTCTAAGTTTTCCACCTGTAGCTGCCGCGATCCCCGTTGCGCCTGCCACTTTTAAAAAACCGCGTCGCGTCATTTGTAGAAGTTTTGCTAGACCACCTGATGCCATTGGTTTACGTCCAGACTTTTTATACATATCGTACTCATACTCGCCAAACATTTTATCAAACATATCATCAAACATTCCAGGATCGTCTTCTGTAACAGGTTGTTTTCTGATTGGGTCATACTTTTCTGAGTACTTATCTTTAATAAAAATATTTCCTTCTTTGTCTCTTTTAATTAAACCTCTGGCCTGTCCTCTTGGTAAGCTATCAATATCACCACGAAGTAAACGATCAACTGCATCTGGATGTATGTTTTCTTTTTTAGCTAGTTTTTTTAAATCATCCGCTGATAATATTTTTTTAATTATCTTAACAATTCCACCTGCCGCGAATCCATCTCCAAAAGGTTCTTTTTTGATAATCGCATCAATTTGTTTTTGAATTTTTCTAGAGGTATTAATATCACCACCAGCTAAGGCTTGTTCCTGTGTTCGGTATAAATTGGTAAGTGTGTTTTCGTCCCTAAACTGATCAATCACTTTTACAGGAATTTGATCATTGTCGGCAAGGTCTTGTATGTTTTCTTTAATTGAATCAACTCTTGCTCTTACTTTTTTTAAATCGGTTTTAGGTGCTTTGCCAAAGTCAAGCGGAGCGATGATCTCAGCTTTTGGTTTTTGAAGTAATTCAATTCCTTCGGCAGTTTTTAAAGAATCGTATTTTGCAATCTCATCGCCTTGATTTTTTAAATATTCTAATTGACTTGGAGTTACATCTAAATCTTTTTTTGTAATCTGTTCAGAAACATCATCTAAAAGTGTAGCAATCTCGTCTCGCATTTTAGGAGTTAATCTTTCAGCAGGTATTAATTGAAGCTTACTTGGATTAAATTTAAACAGTAATTTAAATAGATTCATTAGTAGTAACTACGTTCCTCTTGTGGAAGTGGCTCATCTTCGTAGTCCTCTGGATGTTCAACAAAACCTCCTTGTCTAAAACGCATCAGCGCCTGAGTCATACTATCAACGAGATCATCATTATCCCCATATGGAAATGATGCGCACTCCTCGATTACCTCTTCTGCAAACTTTTCTTCGGGAGCCCATACTTGCCCTGCTTCAAATATTGGAGCAACGGCGTTGACTCTGGCGTGTTTATCATTCCCTTTACTAGGAGTGAAATTGACGACGGGGATCCCCATCTTACGTAGCTCGTACGTGAGCGGGAGTCCAGAAGCTTTTGATTCTATCACAACTGTTTCAGGATTCCAATAGCTATATTGCTCTAAAGCTTTACGTCTAAGCTCAGGAAACTCTAACCTTTCTTTGACTGAATCGAGTAGAATGATATTCGGTCCGCTGTCATCGTCTGGATAAAAGACGCCCCATGTCGTGATTGCAGAATAGTCTGCGGATTCTTTTTTAAGGAACGCGGTGTCATAACTTTGAATCACATGTGCAAGTTGTGGTACATATCCTTTGTCCCACACGTTCCACCATTCACGTTTAATAATGGATCCTTCTTCGGATGTTGGATTTTGCATCCATTGCGCGTTCCACTTTCCAATACTCAAAGATGCTTTAACGCCTTCAAGTTCTTCTAGTTTCCAAAACTCTGGCCACACAGGTTTATCATTTGGCATGATGGCAGGAAACTCAACCACTTCCCATTGATCTGATTTAACGTCTTTTTGATTTTTTAAAAGCATACCTGTCAAATCTTTTGTGTTCCATCTTGTCATAACAAGGACAATGGTTCCTCCTGGTTGAAGACGTTGACGTGGTCCTGATGTGTACCATTCATATGCACGTTCCAACGCTCCAGGATTCAATGCATCTTGCTCCGAGTGTGGGTCATCAATGAT